GCGAATAGGTGAAGATTTCACCCAATTCACAAAGTCTGTATCTTGAGCAATCTGACCAAAATCAGGATGCTCTGCCGCCAGCTTTTGCTGAATCTGCATCTTTTTAAACTCTTGACCAGCTTGTCTAGCCGCAAGTACATCAGGATGATTGTCAACTGTTCTACGAACTGCCTCTTGTGGATTCTCGAAAAAATCTACTTCTGGCTCTTTTTCAATAGGTTGCTGCTTAGAGGAGAGGTTTTGCTTTATGAGTTCATCTGCTAGCTTTCGCACTTCCCCAACTTCCTGCGCTTGCTTTCCAATCAGCTTCTCAGCTTCTTGGTGCATCTTGACCACTTCTTCCAAAGATTTCTGCCTGTATTTCTCAGGCATCTCAGACAAGGGTTCTACAACAGGTAGTTGCTTCTTTTGCTCGACTGCATCTAACTCACTTAGCGACTCATCTTCATTGTCAATCAACATATTTCTTCCTTTTCCTGCCGTTCATCGGTTCTAGGACATTCAACTCGGCATTTCTGCTTATGAGTTGTGCTTTTGCTCCCACTTCAGTTGATCTAGGTGTTTCTTCTCGAACTTCCCATGCTCTGATGGGAAAGAACCAGACCACCCTTCTAACTTGAAGTTAGGAGCAGACAAAATGCGGTTGGCTGTTTCTCCGCATTCACACCTAAAACTCATCAACTCATAATTGACAAGTCTTTCGGTTTTATGCCCGTTTGCACAGGCAAAATCAAACATTCTTTTCATTCAATTCCTCAAACGCTCTTTCGCTGACCTCTTTCAAGGTTTTCAGCCAAGTCAAGATAGAAAGTTCACCTTTTTTAAACATTAAGGCATTTCCATCAGGAATAACGCTTAGATTATTCAGCGAATCTATCATAATGTCAATATCTACGGACAAATCCTTCCAACCCTCTGTTGACATCATGTCAAAGCGGCTTTCGTAGTATTTTTGGAGTTCTGGGGTCATGGTGCTTCAGGCCACTCAATAGTCCAAGGGAAACCAGCCTGAGATGGCACATCCCGCAAGGCTTGGCGATAAGTAGCCCACAAAACTTTGTCAACAGGAGAGTCGGACAATTGAGTCCAGTCTGTATTAGCTATTTTCTCATTCCGTTCAGTGCGAATTTCCAAGGCTTTGCTATTGTTGCGCTCTTGTACTTCTTCAGCAGCCATGTCACGCACCCGCCAGACTTGAGTCCAGCGTTGATATTCCGTGCTAAAAACAGGTGGGTCTTCCTCAAGCACTTGAGTGTTGGATATCAAGGGTTGAGCTTCAGTAGCTACCCGAAACATCCCAAACTCTTGCAACAACGCATTGGTTGGATTTGCAGGGAAACTGACGTTTGGATGCGCCATTTTTAGTTGGTAAATGTTATACGGATACTGTTCTACAGCACCATCTTTAATGAGCGCAAACATAAATTACACCACTTGTTTTTTAATGACCGCCAACATGATTTTAGCTTTCTTCTGCTCCAGTTTCTCACTGGTCAGTAATGAGCGAAGCTGCTCTGTAAATTCCGAAAGTTCATTGCGCTCGTCTGGCGGCAAGTTACCAATTTCTTCTAGCGCAAGAGCGTAGTTGTCAATGTTGATTTGGTAAGTCATTACCTCTTGCACACGCCCCTCAAGAGACATTGCCAAAATTTCTTCTCGTGTTTTTGGGGTTTCAATAGTTTTATCTGTCATAGTTTTCCTTTTAAGTTACGAAACAATTTGTCCAAATGCTACACCATAGCCAGTACTATTTGGTAATGTAGCTGGATTGGCATATTTAGTACCAAATCCAAATCCAGAACCACTCCAAGGATAGGCTGAAATGAATGGAGTAGTAGAGTGGGCTACGGCAATATTTAAACTATCAGGACTGAAGGCTACGCCCCTACCACTACCAGTTGGTAGGGTAGCTGGATTAGCGTATCTAGAGCCAAAACCAGAACTACTCCAAAGGTAAGCTGAAATATAGGGGGTTGTAAAGTGGGCTACTGCAATATCAAATCCTCCTGCGCTAAAAGCTACACCATTGCCTCCACTAGCTGGTAATGTAGAGGGGTTAGCGTATTTAGTTCCAAATCCTGAACCACTCCAAGGGTAAACTAAAATAAAGGGGGTAGAGCCAGACGTTACCGCAATAGCTGACCCGTTAGGACTGAAATCTACACCATAACAGCTATTAACTGGTAGGGTAGCTGGATTGGCATATTTAGTACCAAATCCAGAACCAGACCAAGGGTAAGCTGAAATATAAGTGGAAACACCCCCGTAGGCTACTGCAATAGCAGACCCGTCAGGACTAAAATTTACACCGTTGCCTGTACCAGTTGGTAGGGTAGCTGGATCAGTGTATTTAGTGCCGAATCCTGAAGCTGACCAAGGGTAAGCTGAAATAAATGGGGTATCGCTGTGAGCTACTGCAATAGCAGACCCGTCAGGACTGAAAGCTACGCCATAACCAGTACTAGCTGGTAACGTAGCAGGATTAGCGTATTTAGTACCAAACCCTGAAGCCGACCAAGGATAGGCTGAAATGAATGGAGTAGTTGAGTGCGCTACTGCAATAGCAGAACTATTAGGACTGAATGCTACGCCAAGGCCAGCACCAGTTGGTAGTGTAGCTGGATTAGTGTATTTAGTACCAAATCCTGAACCACTCCACGGATAGGCTGAAATATAGGGAGTACTTAAGTGAGCCACTGCAATATAGGAACTAACGGGGTTGCCAACGGTACTCCATGCTACGCTGGTACCACCACTTGGAAGTAGTGTAGATGGATTAGCGTATTTAGTACCAAATCCTGAACCACTCCACGGATAGGCTGTAATAAATGGAGTAGTGGTGTGGGCTACTGCAATATTTAAACTATCAGGACTAAACGCTACGCCATTGCCAGTACCAGTTGGTAGTGTAGATGGATTAGCATACTTAGTCCCAAACCCAGAACCACTCCACGGATAGGCTGTAATATAGGGAGTAGTTGAGTGGGATACTGCAATAGCAGAACCATCAGGACTAAACGCTACGCCCCTACCAGTACTAGCTGGTAGGGTAGCTGGATTGGCATATTTAGTACCAAATCCAGAACCAGACCAAGGGTAAGCTGAAATAAAGGGGGTTGTAAAGTGGGCTACTGCAATAGCAGACCCGTCAGGGCTAAAAGCTACGCCATTACCAGTACTAGCTGGTAGGGTAGCGGGGTTAGCGTATTTAGTTCCAAATCCAGAACCAGACCAAGGGTAAGCTGAAATAAAAGGAGTAATTGAGTGAGCTACTGCAATAGCAGACCCGTCAGGACTGAAGGCTACGCCATTGGCTTGACTCGGTGGCAATGTAGCTGGATTAGTGTATTTAGCTCCAAACGAAGAACCAGTCCAAGGGTAAACTGAAATAAATGGAGAAATGTTGTGGGCTACGGCAATATTTAAACCGTCAGGACTAAAATTTACACCCCTACCAGTACCAGTTGGTAGTGTAGCTGGATCAGCATATTTAGTTCCAAATCCTGAACTACTCCAAGGGTAAACTGTAACAAAAGGAGTGATATCGTGAGCTAGTGCAATAGCTGAATTGTTAGGACTAAATGCTATATTTGTTACAGAACTAGCAGGCATGGTGGCTGGCATACTGTATGTGTTTCCAAAACCAGTTGCCCCCCAATTATAAGCCGCCATAAATGGTGCGATAGAACTACCTACCACCAACGCTTTTGGTGTAGTGCTGACACCCACATTGCCAGCAGCGGCTTTTAGGCGAGTACTAAGCATTAGACAAAACTTCCAACGTAAGCACCGTACAAAGTGCTTCCAATATACCAAAACACCAACGTAGCCGAATTGGTAAGCGTAGGGGCTACGTTTCCAGTAGAACTAACCCATACAATTGAAGGCCAAGTTACAGTGTAGGTTGATCCGTTTGTCAAGCGCAAAGTAAGGGACTGCCCTGATGAAAACGATTGTGTAAAAGTTGGGTTGCCTGATAAAGCACAAGTTTGTATTGTGCCGTTAGCTGGATTAAGGTTTATCGTGCCTGATGTTCCCAATGCAAGCACAGTTTCGGTGTAGCCAGTAAACGTCTTGTTAGTTAGTGTTTCCGTTCCAGTGTAGGTAACAATTGACGCACCAGCCAACGTGGTTGCTCCTATTCCTCCATTAGCAATAGGCAATGCAGTGCCAGACAAAGTAATTGCCAATGTTCCGCTTGTCGTAATTGGCGAACCCGCAACAGATAAAAACGCTGGTACTGTTGCCGCAACACTGGTAACTGTGCCACTGCCGCCAGCTACAGTAACTGTTACTTCATCGCCTGATGTGGTTGCTGTAATACCTGTACCAACAAAATTTAAACTCTTTACACCATTGGTAAGTGTTGTTCCTTCTTCCTTTACGGCAATAGCCGCATTGGTGGACATGGTGTTAATAACTTTGATTTTT